TAGAGGATTACAGAGAATCTTTTATCAATAGCTAAAGAGATATGAATGAAATAATAAGGTTAATAGGTGCTTTCTTGACAGTCTTTGTATGGTCGATAATCATGACAGGTTTATACAAACAAATTAAGGCAAAGTTATTAGCTAAAAAAAATGGAATTTGGTATACATGTGAACATGACTTAGAACCTTTTGTTATCAAGACACCAAAAGGCGACAGATTACCCGCCTCTTCGGACAGAATAGATAAATGCAAAAAATGTGGAGTATTTGTGTTTGGTTACGAAGGAATGAGATTTATTGCAGTGAAGCCAAACGACAACAAAAGCACATATATTTTTATCCCTTAACCTAACCCCATGACCCTACAACAATTACAGGCTAATTCATTAACTAAAGAGATATGAAAACACAACAAGTGGTTAATATATTCTGTAAAGATTGCGGTAAAGATTTAAGTGATACAGACGCTAACTATGCAAAATATAAGTTTGGTTATCATTGTTGCATGGATTGCAGCCCAATAAACAAATATAATAAAAACGATATAGGGGAGAAAATAAATACTAAGGAGCAACAAGATTTTTTAGATAATAATTCGATAGAAGATATATTGTTTTAATAAGAGCTTAATCATTTTGTATTTGATGTCAGTAAGGCTAAGAATATGTTGGGCTTTGAAGCTGGATATACATTTGAAATATACATTTGAAAGAGGTTTAAAAGATATGTTCGAAACTGTGGATAAATAGAGTTGACGTGTATACAATGATTGTATAGTATAAGAGTATCAGTAACAGAAAGTACATCGACAACTGAGTAAACAATCACACACAAGCTCATAACTTGCTCCAGTTATCCGGAAAAACCGGATAACTTGTTCTACTAAAAGAGAGAAAACCTTATGTATAAAGAACTTACAAAGCAAGTAACGGCGGTCGAATTTGACCAATACTTGCAAGTACAATTTTCAGGGACAACAAACATGTTTGATATTAACATGGTTGAACAATTAAGCGGATTAGACAGGGATACAATTAAGTCAATCATGGCTAACTATGATGACCTAAAAGAAGTTTATAGTGATGACTATGACGGCTACATTAAACCTAACTAACCTTATGGCAATAGCAGATTTTAACAAACCAAGAAAACCACAATGTGCAAGATGTGGAATAGAAGACGGAGACCATCAACATGATGGAAAAGACTTATGTACTGAGTGCTACAGGGAGTTAAAGAAAAAAGAATTTGATAAACAACCACTCAAGCCTAACTAACCACTAAAGATAATCTTATTTTATAAACAGTTTGTAGCAACAGACTGTTTTTGGTATAATAACAATGTTGAAACAGAAAATAACAATATCTATAGATGATGGTTCGGAGCTTGATTGGCGAGTAGCTGGGTTATTAAGATTGTATGGGCTAAAAGCGACCTTTTACTGGTCGCCGTATAATCCTAAACATGAAGTCATGCCGGAGGTTGCTATGAGGGAATTTATAAAAGCATATCCTGAAATGGAAATTGGGCAACATACATATAATCATCAAATACTGACAGAGATAACTGAATGGCAAAAAGAAATAGATTATGGTTATGATTGGCATGTTAGAGCATTTAATAAGCGTCCTAAAATGTTTTGTTATCCGAGAGGTTATACAAGCAAAGAAATAGTTAAGTATTTAAAAACAAAATATATTGGAGCAAGGTGTGTAACGGCTATGTCAGAATTTAAAGAGTACGGAATAGGCACTACACATTTATATAATGGTGAGTGGGTAAACCGAGGCGGCCCAAATCATTATTTTATTCATAGTTGGGAAATAGATAAGTTTAATGATTGGAATAAGTTTGAGGATAAACTAAAAACAATTAAAGAGTCAGTGACTAACAGTGAGTATGTCGATCTGTATTTTAAATGATAGCTCCGGTCAAATAGGAGGAGGATGGACTTTTCTAAGAAACTTTAAAGTCGGCCTAAAGGATATAATTGTCGATAATCCAGAAGACGCTGACGTATTGTTTATTCCCTCTGCATCAATGGTAAAACGAGATACGGTTATGTCGTGGGTTAGGGATAAGAAGATAGTTTTGAGATGTGATAACTATCTAAAACACTCAAGAAATCGCCGTACAGGTATGTCTCGTATGCTGGATTACGCCAAAGTAGCAGATGTGGTAGTTTATCAGTCACAATGGGCAAAGTCGTTCCTAGAGCCATACAATCATTCTGATGGGAAATCAACGGTTATACCAAACGGTTCAGAAAGGATGGTAGTAGAACCATACGAATATGATGGCAGAAAAAGATATTTATATGTCGCTGCCAACAGCGATGAAAGTAAGGGTTGGGTAATGGCACAACAAAAGTTTATGGAGATACACCGTAAAGAAAAGGCGGAGCTATGGATAGTTGGTAGTTTCAATTCTAAACTAGTTGAGTATGGCTTTGATTTCTTTAATGATGAGAAGATAAACTATTTTGGAACAGTAGACTATAAAGAGATGGCTAAGATATATACTAGCTGTGATGCATTTTTATATAGTTATTTTTGTGACGTTTGCCCGAATGCTCTAAACGAAGCTTTGATTTATGGGTTAGATATAGTCGATTGTTATGGGATGCTGGAAACTGGGGGAGCACCCGAACTGTGCAAAACTGGCGGTAGGACATCCGAGCAAATGTGTTATGATTACAGGGAGTTAATAAAGGGGTTATGAGTAAATACCTAACCAACAACTATCTTGGTATAATGTCTAGAGATGCATTAAGAGTATTTAGATATATAATAGAAAATAAAAAAGCTACCATAGTGGAGATGGAAAAAATAGTATTTGGTAAGAAAGAAGGTAGACATTTGTCTGGTATATTATCTTCATTTAGTAAAAAAGATGGAGAGCCGTTAATAATACCAGCGGGTTACACTAAAGCAACGAATAGAACAAGAGTAAAGTTATGGATACTAAATCCGAAGTTCAAAAAATCATTTTGGAATAAGTTAAATAAAGAATTGGATAATTATAAGCTTGAATTAAACGAATATGTCTAAATATCGAGAAGAATTAGAAGATTGGTTAAGTACCATAAAAGTTAAAGGGTCGACATTAGATGTTGGTGGAGCGCAATTACCGGTTAGAGATAGAGTAAAAAGCTGGGATGTTGATAATTATAAAATAATGGACAATGAAAATCATGATTTAATGGCTGACGAATACAGTAATATGGCAATAGACAGTCAAATAATATGGCAAAAAAAGTATGATAATGTGTTTTGTTTGGAAACGGTAATGTACACAACAGATCCCGTGCTGGCTATATTGAATTTATGCAAGGCTACAAAAGAAAATTTATATATTTCTAATCCACTTGAAGGTTATCCCGAAACTAAACCAGCTAATACAGATATGCATCGGCTATTCCCTAATTGGTGGAAGTATTGGCTGATTGAAATGGGAATGATGATAAAAGAGATGAAGATAATTGAACCTATCCAAAAAACATGGACAATAGCTGCGGTACAAAATGAAGGTTATAAGGTTTATCGCCCCCACGCTTCGGGGCTTTTAATACATGCAATAAAATGAAAATACTAATTTTAGATGACAAACAAGGCACGGCTATAGATATATTGGCTAACTTTATTAAGCGTCATAACTCTCAACATGAAATTGACATTATGCCATTTCATCCGAAACGTCCCGATGAGGATACGGTTAGTTTTTTGAGAGAACACTGGAAAGATTATGATTTAATTCATTGGATGTATTGGCGGTCATGGGAAAAAGCACATGAGTTAATACCTGAAATAGATAATGCCGTATCGGTGCTATCACATTTCAATCCGTATGATGTAGATAAGTATGAGTGGAATAATTATCATAATATAAATGTTATATGCTTAGAAAGCCAGCGTGAGTCAGTGCCTTATGCCGAGATTGTTAGATTGTCGGTAGACGAGAATTTGTGGATATATGAACCTAATAATAGTAGTAGTTTAGGCGTTTGCGCTAATAGGATTGAATCAAGTAAGGGTATAAAAGAAGTAGCTGAAGTAGCTGATGAGCTTGGACGTGACTTTCATGTCATGGGGAGAGTGTCTAAGCCAGATTACTGGCAAGAAGTGTTAAAACATAAGTCCGTAAAGTCTCACCTTGATGTATCTTTTGACCGAATGCCTGACATATATCATAAAATGGGTATATATGTTTGTAATTCACAGGATAATTTTGAGACCGGCCCGATGCCACCTATAGAGGCGATGCTATCCGGTGTACCTGTAGTCAGTAGAAAAGTCGGCACTATAGGAGAAGTGTTTAGTGATAAGGAAGTATTGTTTTATGACACTAAAGACGATATGAAAAAAGCTATTAAGAAGCTTGATGACAATGAGTTTAGAAAAACATTAACGCAAAATGCATGGAACGAAGCTAAGAGTTACAATTCATATCGTTTTGCTAGAGAGTATAACGAGATATATCATCGAACCTTATATCCTAATAGTCCGTTAGTATCCATAATTATACCGACTATTCCAGACCGATTGGAAAATATACAGAAGATAAAAGAGAGTATCGTCAATCAGAATTACAAGAATGTTGAGATAATAATCGAGGTGGACAATGAAGATGGTTATAATCTGGCTAAGTCAAGGAATAAAGCTATTGTAAAATCACATGGACAGTATCTGTTATTTTTAGATGACAGGTTAAGACTAAAAGATGAAGCTATAAATAAGTTTGTAGACCAGCACGAAAATAAAGAGAAGTTATTTTTGTGGGGTAATAAAGGAGCAGGACGTAGGCGTTTTATAGAAAACTTTAGTTTCTGTCGCAGGCAAGATTTAATAAATGCAGGGATGTTTAATGAAAGAATTGATTGTTACGGCGGTATGAGCCAAGAGATAAGAACAAGACTTGAACGACAAGATTGGGAATTTGGGTTTTGTGAAGCGGAAGCCGAAGAGGTACAAAGCAGCAAGTCCAAATGGAATAGAAAATCTGATATAATAAAAGCTAAGAACATTATTTATTCATTGGGGTTATGATAAATTTAAGAAAATATCAGGAACGAGGGAAGCATTGTTTTATACAAAGATTGAGATGTGCTGATAGATGCTTGAAAATATTTGATGCATATCCGTTAAAGAATTTTAAAGGCTTGGATAGGTTTTATTGGGGCGACCATCCAAAAGACGGCAATCCTCGTAAGAACTCACTACTAACAGAAGCAACCAAGATACAAAACTATGCATGGTGGCATGGGCTTGCGCCAAGAGTTTATGAAATAAAGAAAATAGTTGATGCAGGCAGAAAGTATTGGGCGCAAGAGCAAGAGTATATCGAGGGAAACACTAACCCAGTGGAAACACAAAATACTTATGAGAAGGTAAAGCAGTTAGGTAATACATACGGTTATGAGAATGCTAAGGACGATGTATCTATGTATGATGTAAGAGATAATAAACTGCTGGACTATAACACATTCTTTTTTTCTAAAAACCACAAGGAAAAGATAATTGATTTATACAGAGATAAGGGCCGGTATGGTAAAATTTACTATCATAAAATACCTGAACTTGGATTGAATAAAGGACCGAGAGACAATGACCAGCGAGTAAAAGAAATGAAGCTGAAAGATATAGACTTTAAGAAAAAATCAGTTATTGATGTAGGTTGTGCAGGTGGTTACTTTTTGCGGTACGCAAAAGATAATGGGGCTAAAGAAGTGCTTGGCGTTGATACTCCCGATACCGTAGAGGCTGCTTTTATAGCCAATAATGAATTAGGCTATTGGGATATTGATTATAGAAATAGAGATTTGACACAGCCTTATACTGCTGATGATAAGGTATTCGATATTGCTTTCTTTTTGAGCATGAATTTTCACGTTCCTATACCTGACGTTGTTAAAAAGGCTAAGACAGTTATCTACGAGGACAATTCAAAAGACTCGCGGCATAAAGAACAGATACAAGATGAGTGGAAACAGTGGTTTAAGAACATTAAGTTTATCGGTTTTAGCACTGATCACGACAAAGAGGGTAAGGCGGTTTATCATTGTTACAAATAAAAATGCGTTTAGATATAGGTTGTGGGCCCCAAACAGCAAAAGGATACGAAGGATTGGATAAACAAGATTTCGGTCAGAAATATGTCATTGATTTAGATAAAGAAAGTATACCATTAGAGAATGAGTCAGTTGACGCCATTAGGTCAATGCATTTTTTGGAACACACGTATAATACAAAAATGGTAATGAGTGAGATGTTAAGAGTGTTAAAAAAAGGTAGTAAAATCGAGTTGGTAGTCCCTGGACCAACGAATCTTGGGTATCGAGATATAGACCATGTCAAGTATTTTAATGAGGGAACTTTTAAATGTTTACATAAAACATTTTGTATTGAGCTGAAAGAATGTGTAACAAATAGTAGAGGTGACATTTACGCGTTAATAAAAAAGATGTCATGAGTAAAGAAATGTGGAAACCATTAAGAATATGGAATTATCCATGGCATACTTCACATCAATTTTCGTTAATGTCAAGTATACCATATAGTGAATGGTATCTGTATGAACCACCATATAGACGATGGGGATATGAAGCCAGACCATTACCGGCCAATGCAAGATTTGTAGGTTTTTATGATAAAGGTAAATACGATTTAGCCATACTTCATGTAGACGGAGAGTGTGCAGACCCAGAAAATCGCAAGGGAGACATGTACCGTAAAGCTAACAAGCTGATACAAGACATACCAAAAATAGTAATCAATCACGGAACGCCTTATTTGCCGGAGGTATTTGGCAAATACTTTAAGCACTTGCAGGACGAAAAAACAGTGTTCAATGAGAGTGTACGAATGTGTAAAAATAAAATGAAGGTGTTAATAGGCGATAATCCAATGGTGGTTAATTCGAAGAAGGCAGCGAAGGATTGGGGATTTGGTACACCTATAATCCATGGCATGTATGGAAACCCTGAGGAGGAGTATTGGGACTTGAAAAAAGAAAATAATGTGGTGTTTATAGTGTCAGTATCAGGTTGGCCATATTACTACAACAGGCGAGTAATGGAAGATATACGAACACGATTACACGATAGTGGTATAAAAATAAGACAGATGCGAGTAGATATAACACCGAGAAGCTTTGACGAGTACAGAACAGAGCTTGGTAAAACTTTAATTGGTGTATTCCCGTTCAGAGAAAGCCCTATGCCACGTTCACGAACAGAGTTAATGTTATCCGGTGGGTGCGTTGTTACAACAAAAACGCATGATATAGGAGATATGTTTAATGGACTAGAGTTTAAAAAGACACATGACGGTAAGTTTATAAAAGACGAAACTGGGCAGATTATACCAAATACCAAGCCTGATGAGGCAGAGGTGGTATGGTGTGATTTGGATAACGCTATAGACGGGGCAGTAAAAGTACAATGGCTATATGCAAACCCTGACATAGCTATGAAAATCGGGCAGAATGGTAAAAAGAAAGCACAAGAATTATTTAGCTATGAGAGGTATAGGAATGATTGGTATAATTTACTAAAGAAGGAGAATGTTTTATGAACGAATGGCAGAAAAAGATAATGGAATATAAAATTCCTCTATGGTGGGTGCTGGGGGTAGTAATATTATACTTTGCTTTTAAGGGGTTTATTGTGTCGATATGAAAACAGGATTTATTCTTTTTCGTGATTATCATAATAGGCAGCAGATTGGCTCATCTCGAATACGAGGTGACTGGGTGTTGAAATACTGGAAAGATGCGGAGCTATACCGTGAGGGAGAACAATATGACATAGAAATCTACCAAAAAGTATATTGGAACGGACACATGAAAGCATCGCCAGCTATTAAGATACTTGATATATGCGTAGCTAAAGATACTTTAATAATGACAAGTATTGGCTGGAAAAGGGCGGATGAAATAGAGCCAGGAATGGAAGTATTAACGCATAACAACCAATATAAGAACGTTAAGAAGGTGTATACGCGGATAGGAGAAACTAAAACGTATAGAGCCGCACGAATGCCGTGGATTAGGGCAACGGATAATCATCCATTTTTAGCTGCGGTAGGTAGTTATGATGGATATGGAAAGAGAGAAATGTATGAGCCAACATGGATTGCTGCTGGGAAGTTGAGTAAATGGGTGCGTCATAAGGGGGGGAGTTTATTGGTCAGTATGCCCTCACCTAGCCAAAAGACCAATGATTATAGCGTAGATGGCGATACAGCATGGGCAATAGGGTATTACATGGCAGAGGGTACAGTGGGTCATCATCAAGTGAGCTTTGCGATGCATAGAAAAGAGTTAAAACAACGAGAGAGAATAAGTAGGTATATAAATAGTCTAGGTAATAAGGTGTGTGAAAGGGATACTGATGATAATGGACATAGCGTTTACTTTTCAAATAAAGAATGGTTGTTGTTGGCTAGAGATATTGGTGTGAGTTTAAACAAAACTTTGCCAGCATTTGTGTATCATTTGCCTATTAAAGATAAATTGCAGGTACTGGCCGGTTATGTTTCTGGCGATGGATATGCTGGTGATGGTGGTGTAGGTGTAGCGTCTATATCACAGAAACTAGCTTTTGGGATGTGGAAGCTGTTTAGAGATTGTGGTTACACAGCGTCTATACACTACGCTAAAAGAGACGGATATAGCTGTCGCTTTATTCATAAAAACGGTAAAGAGTATATTGGTAATCCGCAGTGGAAAATACAACTTAATCCATCAGAGTCAAAGAGATTTTTGCAGGACGTAGAAGTTTATAAGGATTACGATTATCAAGAGCCAAAGAGTAAAAATCACGAAGTTATAGAAAAAGATGGTAAGTTGCTACATCCATTAAGAAGCGTAGAAGATTTTGGAGAGGAGTTAGTTTACAACTTTGAGGTAGAAGATGATAACAGCTACGTTGCTAATGGTTACATAGTGCACAATTGCGATCCTGATTGGACTGAAAACCCTACAGTCAATGAAACAGTAAAGTATGTGGACGCTATAACTTGCCCTACAGAGCCGTTTGTTAAGCATTTTTCTAAATATACGGATAAGCCCATAGTCGTAATTCCTGACAGATTGGATATGGAATACTACAAAAAGCAGAAAGAGCATAAAGGTGATGCTAAAAAGGTTGTATGGTTCGGATACTCGCATAATTCAGGTGTGCTACAGCAAGCCATACCTACGTTAAGGGAGCTAAAAATGAAACTAACTGTAATTAGCGATGACTTTAAGATATTTATAGGCAGTAATGATGACAAAGATTTGTTCAATTTTATAAAATATGATGAAAAAACAGTTAATCGTGATATAATAAAGCATGGGGATATAGCTTTATTGCCACCAGCTACGTTAGACGATAACGGAGAAGTACCGTATCGTAGCAGATTTAAAAGTAATAATAAGACTATTAATTCTTGGGGATTAGGTTTGCCGGTAGCAACTAACGCCGAGGAACTGGAGCATTTTATTCCGGCGGTAAACAGAATAAAGGAAGCTGACGAACGCTGGGAAGAAGTAAAAGCAAAGTACGATTCAAAATTAAGTGTTATACAATACCTGGATTTAATAAAACAAATATATGGATAACATAAAGGACACAACAAATAATGAGGTTATAGATGAATATTTGGAAAACATAGATAAAAATATCGAGAAGATAGAATGGGGTAAAATATCTATTGAGATACAAAATCGAAAAGCGGTTAGATTGGTAGAAGAAAAAAGCATCAAATGAGAATAAGCACACATGTAAATGTAAAGAATCCAAAACTAAACCAATTTCCATACTTAGAGGCCGTAAGAAGTTATTTAGCTTTTAGTGAGGAGGTAGTCGTTGTTGATGGAGGTAGTACGGACGGTTCAACAGAAGAAATACAGAAATTAAGCAAGGCGGTAAAGATAGTAAATTACGAATGGCCTGATAACTGGTTGTGGGACCAACTGGCTTATTCTACAAAGGTAGGCTACGACAACTGTAATGGCGACTGGGCTATTAAAATGGACTTAGATTATATAATACATGATAACGATTATAAGGAGCTTAGAACACAACTGGAGAGGCTGTTGAGTCATACTGCTCCTGTACTGGCAGCAACATTCAACAAATCACAGTTTATAACCGTAGATAGATATTTCAGTAAAGCAAGAACACATTTGGCTATAAATAAAAGAGACTGGGGGGATAAAGTAACTTACGGTGTAGCAAGAGATAAAGACCCTGATTTTATGTGGGCTATAATGAAAGAAGGCGAAACGAGAGGTAGCAGAGGGGCAATTCCTTATGGTACTACCATACAAGATTATGAAGGTATGCTATATAAGGTGGGAGTACCGATACTATGTTATGACTTGACATTCATGACAAAAGAAAGGCTGGAACAATCAAGACCGGCATACTACATAGCCAAAGAAAGATATTACTACCCTCATAAAAAAGAAATTAAAATAAGAGAGATAGCACCAGATATGTCAATGAATATACTGGAGAGGCAATTTCAAAGCAGGAAGGAAAGTAAGACTCATATACCTTTAGCATTAAACGGGCATCCTAGTAATTTACATGGTAAGATAAAAGGTATGACTGAAGATATGTTCGGTTATAAGGCGTTTGGTTGGTTAGGGGATAATTATAAGGCGGTATATTTTAAATTATGAAATACAAAAACATAGAAGATTTACGCAATAAGATTGAAGAGTATTTTGAGTATTGCGAGAAAGAAAAGAAACGACCACAGAAAGCTAGTCTTTGTGTATTTTTAGATGTTAGTGATGCTTGGATTTCAAGAACTGTAAATGGTAAAGATAAACAAAAACGTAGAGCCATAAAAAAAGCTCATGAAGGAATAGAGGCGGCATGGGTGGACAGGCTGGATAAAGCCGCACCTGTCGGGGCTATCTTTTATCTAAAAAATGCTTTTAAGGAAACTTATAGAGATAGGCAAGAGCTTGATGTTGGGCAAGGTAAAAATCAAAAACCATTAAAAATAATCCATGTCCATCAAGGTAACAAGAATATATGACCAGAACATAGCAACCAAGAAAAGAATTGTAGTTAATCAAGGCGGTACTGGTTCAGGAAAAACTTGGTCGTTAGCTCAAATGTTTAATGTAAAGCTAAGACAAGAAAAAAACATAACAATCAGTATATTAAGAAAAGCATTGCCTACTTTGAAAGCAACGGCAATGAAAGACTTTTTTACTATCATGAAAGATTTGGGTTATTACGATGTTAATAGCCATAACAAGACTGACATGATATATAGGTGTGGCAGTAACGAGGTTGAGTTTTTTGGAATGGACGATCCACAGAAAGCGAGAAGTAGAAAGCGTCATTATTTATGGTTGAACGAAGCAAACGAAATGACATGGGAAGATTACAAACAGTTATCCATGCGAACCAGTAAGCAGATATTTTTGGACTATAACCCCAGTGATGAGTTTCATTGGATATACGAGAAACTAATACCGAGAGATGATTGTGAATTTATAAAATCAACATATCTTGATAATCCGTTTTTAGAACTTGAAAAGGTAAAGGAAATAGAAAGGTATAAAAAGACAGACCAAAACTACTGGCGTATTTATGGTCTTGGTGAAAGAGGCGTGAGTGAAACTACTATTTATACTCACTGGGAATTTTGTGATAAGCTACCTGAAAACGATTTAATACATGGTTTGGATTTCGGGTTTAATCACCCGACAAGTTTAACTGATGTAGTGCTTAAAGATGATGATATCTATGCTAAGGAGAGAATACATCAAACTCATTTGACGACAGGTGATTTGATAGACTTGATGGCAGAAAAAAAAGTTAGTAAAAGCACCCCGATTTACGGTGATGCTGAAGACCCGAAAGCAATCGAGGAAATAAAACGGGCCGGATATAATATTAAGCCTTGCGTTAAAGGTAAGGGTTCGGTTAAGGCCGGTATAGACGCAATCAAGAAAAGAAAGTTTTATATAACTAAAGATAGTGTTAATGGATTGAAGGAAGTGAAAAGTTATCGGTGGCGTGAGAAAGACGAACATGTATTGGATGAGCCTGTAAAAATAAATGATGATTTCTTAGATTCGGTACGGTACGCGGTGTATACACACACTACACAACCACAGCCTGGTATGTTTTTTGGTTGAAATGGGGTATAGTAGTGGTAACGGAACAACCGATAGTGTTTTAACTTAAAAATATGAGCGCATTATCGGAAATCACAAAACAGGTATTGAGTAAGTTTGGATATACGAAAGAACCCAACATAGCACACGTCCCATCTATCCCATACATAACATCGGGGCAAAAATCAGAAGACTACATTAAAGCATATTCAGGCTGGGTATACGGTACTGTAAAAAGACGAGCCGAACAAATAGCAAATGTTGATATAAAATTGATGAGGGAAGGTAAGATGGGAACGGAGGAAGTATATGACCACCCAGCCAGTAAAGTATTAGATGAGGTAAATAATCAAATGACACGTTCGGAGTTAATGGAAATAACTAACCAGCATCTGGATTTAGCTGGTGAGTCTTTTTGGCATGTAGATAGAGGGGAAAGTGCTACTGGTGAACCGCAAAGTATATTACCTATGCTGCCTTATAAAATTAAAGTAGTACCAGGAAAAGATAGGCTGGTAAAAGGTTATATTTATTCAGTAAACGATGCTAACGGTACACCTAAAGAGATACCATTGGAGCCTGAAGAGGTCGTGTTCTTAAAAGAGCCTGACCCTAACAATTTATTTAGAGGAATGTCGGCAGTTAGAGCAGCGGCACAAACCATTGATGTTGACGATGACGCAGAAAAATGGAATTGGCATGCGTTTAAACACGGCACAAGTGCCAAGCCAGTATTTGAGACTGAACAAAGTTTAGGTGATGAACAGTTAGAGATGCTATATACAAAATTACAGGAGCATTGGTCCGGAGTAGAGAAAGCTAACAAGCCGATGATTATGCACTCCGGCTTAAAATCATCACAAGTTGGATTTAGCCCTAAAGATATGGAATATCTGAACGGTCAAAAATGGACACGAGATAAGATACTGTCATTGATTGGTGTAACTGGAACTATTTTAGGAATAACCGAAGATGTGAATAGAGCTAACGCCGAGGTAAACGAATATGTATTTAATAAGTACATGGTAGTACCGAGAGTTAAAAAAATTGTTGGATACTTGAATGAGTTTTATCTACCTATGTTTAAAGGTACAGACTTTTTATATTTCGCTATTGATGACCCAACACCACCTAACGTAGAACAAGAGACTAAGAAATATACGGCAGCTCTTGCCGGAGGTTCATGGATGACACCAAACGAAGTGAGAAAAGCGCAAAATTTGGAAGAAGTTGAAGGTGGAGATAGTTTATATGTACCAAACACGTTGGTTGCTATTGATGGAAAACCTGAACCTAAAGAATTAAAGTTTGAAAGTGTAGCTCACAAGCGAGCTTATTTGAAACGGCAAAAATCAAACAAATATGAGCAAGATATGACAGATAAAATAAACATAGCGGTAAGCGGTTTAATAGAAAGATTGATGAGTAAGGAAAAACCGTCATATAGGCAACTGGCGGAAAAAAAAGGTGGCTTTCATGACCAGCTGAAACAATATGCCGATAGTGAGGAGAAGACGTTTAAGCAAGTAATGCGAAAATACTTTAATGCTCAACAAAAAGAAGTATTGGGATTAGTACAGCAAAGATTTTCATTATCTAAAACATGGAAAAAGAAATCTCCTGTTAGTGACTTTTTGTTTAAGCCGAGTGATTGGAAAAGTATCGGTGTAGCATTAGTCATGCCATTATACAAAAAAATAATAGATGACCGTGGTAATGAGGCTTTGTTCTTTATCGGTTCAAGTATCGGATTTAATATTGAAAGCCCAAGAGTGACAAATTACATTAAGCAACAAGGCGGTAAACTCATAACCGATATAGACAAAACTACACTGAAAGACTTGCGTAAGACTTTAAGTGATGGTGCTGATAAAGGTGAAGGTATCCATAAACTGCAAAAGCGAGTTATGTCGGTATACGACAAAGCCAACGATGCCAGAGCGGAGAGCATCGCTCGAACAGAAGTTATAAAAGCGTCTAACTATGCTACCGAGGAAGGGTGGAAACAATCAGGTGTAGTGGAGGGTAAAGAATGGTTGACGGCGGAAGATGAGCGAGTATGCCCGTGGTGTAATTACATGGACGAAAAAAGCGAGACATTAAAGCTGGGCAAGTCTTGGTTTAAGAGCGGAGATAAATTAACAGTAGATAACCAGACAACGGAATTTGACTCAAACATCCCTCATCCACCACTACACCCTCGTTGTCGTTGTACGATAGTGCCTGTATTAAAAGAAATAAAATCAGAAGTCAACAGAGCAAAACCAAAACCAACAGGCATAACTGAAAAGGATATTGACAAGCTAAATAAAAAACTAGCAAAGATAGATGAACTTACAGAAGATAAATAAAACACTTGACGATAAAATTACGTCATTGAAAGAAAAAAAAGAACATAAAAGTTTTATAGTGGGTCTTGTTGATAAAAGCTTGTCTATTTTAAGCTCACAATCAAAAGACGTTATTAAGGCAATAAACAAAACCAGTAATGTAAAGGTTGAAAATTTCAATGATGCTCCGAAAGAAGTTGAGGTGTTGAACTTTCCTAAACCACAAAAGCCTGTAAAGGAAATTAAAGTTACTAACTTTCCTAAGCCTGTTAAACAGAAAGAATATCCCAAGCAGATTGATGTCACTGTTAAAAATCCTGTAAAGGAGATTAAAGTCAGTAATTTTCCAGACTATCCTAAATTTCCATCATTGAAAGGAATAGTTAAAGGCTTATCTGATTTGCCGAATGTCTTAACTGAAAAGTTAGCTCGTATTACTCAACCTGTAAGTGTACAAAATCAAGTTGAGGTATTTGTACTAGACCCTAAAACAGAAAAGAGGATTAGACCTGGTGGAGGTACATTAGTGCCAGCAGCAAGCAGCGGCGGTTATATCGGGTTAAGAAACGGTATTGCCAGTGGACAAGTAGTAATAGCGGAAACAGGTGTAGCGGTACAGTTGCCGAATGTAGAGCCAAAGAATGGCGTGTTGATCAGGAACGGCGGCACAACAGATGTGTTTATAGGAGGAGCAAGTGTAAACAACACTACTGATGGTACAGGTAATGGTATGGTGCTGGGGCAAAAAGAGACTACCAGTGCAGCAATTAAGAACCTTAATCAAATATATATAAATGGTACGGCAACAACTAGCTGGATTAGTTATCTTGTGACATAATATGTTATATTAAGTAAAAGCCTGAATGGGACAATCATAGGGCATAAGTAAATTCCTATGATTAAATTAACAGGCAAAAAAGAAGGAAGAGTAGTAGCAACAGATTTCACCGAGGACAGAGACGGTGAGAGGATAAGTGTTGATGGATTGGATTTAAAGAACTTTAAGAAAAATCCGATTATGATGTTCGGGCATAATCACCAAAATTTGCCTATTGGTACTGCCACTAAAATTGCAAAGGATAATAAGAGAATGACATTTGAGCCTAACTTTTCTATTGCCACACAATTTGCCAGAGATGTAAAAGCATTATGGGACGAGGGAGTATTGAAATCAGTATCAATTGGCTTCATACCGAAAGAACGAGAAAAGAACGTATGGACTAAAAGCGAACTGCTTGAAATTTCGATTGTGAATGTGCCGTCTAACCCGAACGCTCTGGCAATGGCTAAGAGTAAAGGATTGAATATTGACATACTGACTAACGAGGTATCTGGCAATAAAAATTTAAAGACATTCCCCGAAGATAAAAAATGGGATGCTGCCGGCGCTAAAAGACGGATAAGGAAATGGGCCGGTGGTGAAAAGGAAGATATAGACTGGACTTTATACCAGCAAGCTTTTGCTTATGTAGATGAGAATGATGCCAAAAATTTTACATCGTATAAATTACCATTTGCTGATGTCGAGGATGGTGAACTAAAGGCTGTATGGAAAGGAATAGTAGCAGCACAAGGAGCATTACTTGGAGCTAGAGGTGGTGTAGATATACCTGAAAAGGAAAGAAAAGAAGTACACAGATTACTCGGAACGTATTACAAGAAGTTTGAAAAAGAGCAGCCCGAATTTAAGGAGCTTGATGAAAAAGAAATAAGAGAATTAGTAGAAAATAAATTATTAAGTAAGTCGGATGCTTACGACTTACTGTCCTTACGCTCTACGGAGACAAGGAAAACCAAAATCGTTAAGGTCGATAACGATGCTGTTATGGCCGATGCTTTGCATCTAGCTCTACAGCAAATTGGTAAACAAAGCATGAAAGTATTAAACAAATACAACGCTTATGAAAAAGGAAAAAAGCCTAAAGGACCAAGCAAGTGAAATTGGTAAGGAAATCTTTAACTCGTTTCAGGAAGCTCAAAAAGAAGCTTTGGAGAAAGAGACTAAAGAGAAAAAGGTTAAAAAAGCAAAAGCTGAAAAGCATGTGGTCAATATTCATCCCCTGAATAAAGAGTATGGTATTTCAACAAACGCTTTTGATAACATGGTCGGCAAAGACTTCTCACCGGAGAATGTCAAGCAGTATGTCGGCATATTAAAAGACGAGGAAGCCATAAAAGAAAAGAACGCTCTTTTCTTCCGTGCTCTAGTGGGTACAAAACTATATCCACAAGAACAATCTTTTGCCTACACCTTGAAGGCTCTGTCCGAAGGCACTGATGCAGATGGTGGTTACCTAGTAACCCCAGAGTACAGAACAAACGTACTGCGCCAGTTACACAACAACGGTATTATGCGACCGGAGGTCAATGTAATACCTACAAATACAGACTCGGTATTGTTTAACTATGAGGATGGTCGACCATTGGTAAGTTGGGGCTCGGAGAATACAACTATCTCCACAACCACAGCCGGACTTGGTCAAAAGACTATCAGTGTTCATAGAATGAATAGCCGAATGTACTTGTCTCGTGAATTGGTAGCTGACTCTAACCCATCAATAATGGATTGGATACAGTCAGAGTTCGTGGAATCCGTACTCAACGAAGAAGATGCTGTAATAATTGGTGGTTCAGGAACTGGACGACCATACGGTATCCAGACTCGCGTAACATCTGCTAATGTAGCTGCTGGGACATTCACGTTTGAAGACCTAGTCGACTTGCAACACTCACTACCTGTGCAGTATCGCAAAGCCGGCGGAGGCAAGCTTTACATGAATGACCTGACTTTGCGTGATATTCGCAAGCTGAAAGACGACCAGGGTATGCCTATCTATCTAAGGAGTTTAGATGGAGCAGCTCCCGACACTGTCTTGGGTATTCCTACTGTTGTTCATAACAACTTCACAGAAGGATATATCTACTACGCAGACTTGAAGAGGGTTTATACTTTGCTTGATAGACAAAGATTGTCAGTTGAAACTTCTACGGAAGCTGATGACACGTTTAAAAAGCATCAAGTACAAATCAAAATCACGGAAAGAATTGGTGGAGACACCGTTCGCACAGACGCAATCAAACTTGGTACTGGATTTAGCGCCTAAATTCAAGGGAAGAATTTATTAGCGCCTAAATTCTCAAGGGAAGAATTTAATGGAAGCGTCCCCCAACAACCGCTCCATTACTCAAGACTTTATGGTCTTGGGCGGAGATAGCAGTTTAAACCCCTCTCTGCTATTTCCACCAAAAACCATAAAATTATGAAAATAAAAATGATAACTGAATATAGAGACTTATATAAGCCTGGTGATGTAGTGGACGAAAATCCCACTAAAGCTAGCCAGTTAGTTGAACGTGGCAGTGCGGAATATGTCGATGTAGTAAAAGAAGCACCGGCAAATAAGGAAGTAACTGATCGCAAAGGAGTTATATGCGATATTTGCGGTAAAGGCTTTACAGCAAGAGGTATTAAATCACACATAACAAGGATGCATGGCTAGTAACCTTACAACAAAGACTTTAGTAAAAGCATATCTGGATATAAACGTCACCAGTTTTGATGATGTTATAGATACTATTGTTGATGGTGTCAATCAGGCTGTGGAAAACTATTTGGATTTAATATTTGCTCAAACTACTTATACAGATGAGGAATATGACCAACTTGAAGGTTCGAGGATACTTACTTTAAAACATAGTCCTGTTATTTCGTTTACTCGTTTGCAATATAAAAACAGCCCATCAGATTACGACAGTACCGACTGGACATCATTCGCTACCAGCGAGTATAAGGTTGACACTAATGGTGTTATAACCAAGAATTCAAACTTTGCCAAAGGTAAGAAAAGGTATCGTGCCACTTATGTTGCAGGCTATGCTTCAATACCTGACGATATTAAACTGGCAGCAACCAAGATAGCAGCCTCAATGTATGAGAACAGAAAAGGGTCTGGGGTTACATCTGAAACGCTAGGAGAATACTCACGTACATTTGCTACTGATAGAGCAACATGGAAAAATTTGGATATAGATTGGATATTGAATAAATATAAGAATACCGGAGCGACATGGTTTGGCTCGGCGTATGAGCCTGAACGAGTGCCTGTGGAATTTAAAGCAGATTGATGTTAATCCATCTCGATGAGTACGTTATCGTAAAGCGTTTGTCTTATACAAACGATAAGTCGAGCATGTCTACTATTTTTACTAACGTCATTGCATCGGTACAACAAAATCAAGTTGAGGTCAGTTTATCTGGCGATGGTTATGCATCACAAACCTATACAGTATTTATGGATAATTCCCGAACAGTATTAGAAAAAGATGTGGTGGTAACTACTGACGGGCGATACTTGGAAGTAATGGGCGTTAAGAGAATAACCGCAGGCAGTGAGCCATTTCAACAATTAAGCTGTGAGGAGAATCAATCATGACACAGCTAAACATACAAGTTAAAGGATTGGATAAGTTACAGAAAGCTTTTAAGGTTGCACCAACAGTTGTGCGTAGAGAGATAGGTGAAGGTATAGAAGCTTCGATGAGAACAATAGAGGGTGAATATCCAAAATCATATAGTGCATCCGGTATCGGGGTTATAAGTGGATTCTTAAAAAACAGAGTGCTAGTCAAAGTAGATAAGAAAAGGTTAAAAGGAATATTAACGCCAAAAATGGATTATTCATTGTATGTTCATGAAGGGACTCGTTATATGCGAGGTAGACCGTGGTTAAAAAAGACGGTAGACAGGAAAGAAAAAGAAGTTCAACGTATAATGCAGATATACATAAACAAAGCATTAAAAAAAGTATTCAAATGAGCTGGGTAAACATACAACCTGAAATAATAAGTGTCTTGGAAGGATTAACTAAAATCCAAGAAGTACACAATTATGAGAAATCTCAATTTAGAGGCTATCCGGCTATTACTGTAGTGCCCAGTGAAAACGAAAGCGATTTTGAAGCTACACAAGAAAGACAACGTGTTTATGCGTTTCGTATAAGAGCGTATGTGGAGAGTGGGTCAGATGCACATGAGGCTACAGGTGAGGGTACAAAGGAGGCTGACAGAATTTTAAGGGCAGTAATGGACGATATAGTCAATGAGTTTGATAAACCCGCTAACGCTCGTTTAAATGGACAGGTATTATTTATAGAGCCAGTGCCTTCTATTTGGGAGTATGATAGCGATAGGGGTTTAAGGTATGCGGAGATAATTTTAAAAACGCATACTTATTTGGATACAAATACTATATAATATGTTAATATAAAACTATGAGTGTATTTATTGGAGACAAAGTATCGCTCGGAATCGGGCGAGAATCAACGAGGGGTACGGGAGTTAGCGCAGCTTTATGGATGCCAAGCGCAAGTTTTGACTTTCAAAACAGAGTGAATACTCAATCCATAGCAGGAGCGCAAAATAAAATAATCGGTACAGAGAATGAAAAAGTTTTGCAAAAGTATGGTCAAGGCACATTGGGTGCAGACCTTAGAGCAAACGCAGTCGGATATTTCTTAACACAACTATTCGGTGATGTAGATAGCGTATTGGCTGAAACAGGAGTTTATACCCATACGTTTAATCTGACTCATTCAAATATGCACCCTACGTTGTCATTGTTTATAAAGGACGCTAATAAGAGTGAGAGATTTGTACGGAGTGCAATGGAAAGCTTTACGTTGAATTTCACATCTGATGCAGTAACTACTATGGAAGTAGGGTTTATGAGCGAACCGGCAGCAGACCAGTCGTCAACACCTGACTTCACTACTGCTGATTATGTTTTTGCACCAAACACACTGACGTTTAAACTTGCAGCAGACCAGTCAAGCTTAACCGCCGCAGATGCGACAGTAATAAATAACCTATCAATCACTTTCACTAAAGGAGCTGACCCTGATTTCGGTTCAGGTTCTAACAGCCCTACGGATATTTACAATCAAGGCTTAGAGATTACAGGTAGCTTTGAGAGAATATTTGACGCTGATACGGAGCATGACTATGTATTTGACAATACTAATCGAGCTATGAGACTTGACTGGAATGATACAGATACGACTATCGGTTCAAGTGAAACACCACAGTTGACATTGGATTTGTATAATGTCAACTTTACAAACTTTTCAAGAGACATTACATTGGGCGACATAGTAAGACAAACAGTAGAGTTTAAAGCACACGTTGAAGTATCAAGCGGAAACGTAATGCTGGGGACTCTAACCAACACAAAAGCTAATTATTCAAGTTAATTATTAAAAGAGGGGTATGAAAACATTGAAATGTAAGATGTGTCAAGGTGACATGTATACTAAAGTTAAAAAGTCCAGTAATATAGGTGGTCTTATTGGATTACTAATGGCGTTTTTTCTGCTGTTTGTGTTCCCGATAGGAACAGTTATAGCGTTTATTCTATTTTTTCTAGCTCCGTTTTATGGAGTAACTAAAAAAGGGTACTGGATATGTGGTAAATGTAAGTATAGGATAGATAGAGATATATAATATGCCTAAAATAGATATTGAAACAAGAAAGATAACACTACCAAATTATAAAGATAGTGAGGTTGTTATATACAAACAAGCACCTTATAAGGCATTAATTGGATTAGATGAAAATACTACAAATGCTGAAGCGGTAGAAAGATTTTTACCTGATATTATTGTTGATTGGAACTTTACAGATGAAGACAATAATAAATTAGAGATAACATACGATAATTTATTAAAGCTTCCAGCAGAAGATGTCGACTATTTGATTCAAGAATGTATTAAATCTAGTGTGTCAACATTAAAAAAAAAGACATCGGAAGGATTAGCAGCTACTTCAAAGGACACAAAATAGGGTATATACCATCAAGGTTAACTGAATACTTGCTATGTAAAAGGTTTTGTTGGACACCAAGTCAACTTAGAAACGAAAAGTATTCCGATATTATAGATTTTCTTGTTATAATGAATATAGAGGGTCAAGAAAAGAAACATCATGCCCAGCGAGAAAGTAAGCATAGTAATAACAGCGGTTGATAAGACTAAGGCTGTATTAGCTTCCACTGAACGCAACATGGGGAAGCTAAGAGGTAAAATAAATGAACATGGTGCATCAATAAAGTTTGCTACTGCGGCGATGGCCGGTGGTGTTGCTTTGATTGGTCAAAGAGCATTAAAAGCAGCAGGTGATTTTGAACAAACAACAGTTGCTTTTAGAACAATGCTTGGAAATGCAGAACAAGCAAATGATTTATTACAAGACTTGGCACAGTTTGCAGCTAAAACGCCATTTCAATTGACAGAGGTTGAACGAGGTGCAAAGCAGTTATTAGCAATGGATACTAGCGCACAAGACTTGTTACCGACATTAAAGACATTAGGAGATGTTTCGTCCGGATTGAATGTACCGATGGAAAGATTGATATTGAATTATGGTCAGGTCAGAATACAAGGTAAATTAACGGGTCGTGAATTAAGGGATTTCTCGGTAGCTGGTGTACCTTTAATAGCAGCATTAGCTGATGAGCTAGGTGTAGCAAAAGAGGAAATAGCAGACATGGTAAGTGCTGGTGACATTGGGTTTCCATTAGTTGAGAAAGCATTTCAGAATATGACTGGTGAAGGTGGTAAGTTCTTTGACTTGATGGACGAACAGTCAAAAACTACGCAAGGTCAAATATCTAATTTAAAAGATGAGGTTAACTTACTTGAAAGAGAGTTAGGTAAGGAATTATTGCCTGTATTAAAAGATGATTTAATCCCATTCTTGAGGAATGATGTGCTGCCGACTATTAGCTTAATGATACAAGGATTCAAAGAATTACAGGATCCAATTACAAACACTGGTAAAGCTATAAAGTTTGTAGTAGATCAAATAAAAGCATTTAACGATCAACCATTCAGCGAAAGATTAATCCAAGCAGCAGCAGGTCCACTTGGTCCTATACTTGGGGCATTAGGACGCAGGGCAAGCGGCGGGCCTGTTAGTGGAGGTAGTCCGTATATAGTCGGAGAGAGAGGGCCTGAACTATTTGTACCTAACGGGTCAGGTAATATTGTCCCTAATAACCAAATAAATAATATCAACATGGGCGGTATAACAATTAACAATGAGGCTGATTCGGCAGCGTTCTTCCGTAAGCTAAACAGTATGCTTGGCGGTCAAGTCGAATCGGCTAAAATGGGACTATGATTAC